GAGGTTTGGCGATGGATGAATGCGAATATTGCAAAAAGCCACATAACTTCGTCAAGGAAGCCTCTGGATGGTGTGGCACATGCGATAGAAAGTGGATGTGCTATGACTGCTGCTTCTCACATGAATGCATTCCGGGAAAGGCGCGGCAATTGCGAATCATCACAAATCCGGAATGGATTGCTAACTTAAAGGTTAAAATCAATGACAAACCTTAAAGACCCCAGATTAGGACTACAACTTCGTGTTTCTAAAAAAGCCCCATCACGCGCAAGGATTCAAAGATTGCTGGACAAAAAGGACAAAAAGAAATATGGGACGTTGCCAACACTGTCAAAAGCTAACTCACTCTGAACATGTGAACGTATATTTTCATAAAGAAGAACTCCAAAAAATACAAGAACTCCAATATTTGGATACTTGGGCTACTCCTTATCAATATGCATGCACAGAACCACATGAAATTGGAAAGCTAAAATGTGGTGACATCATCATTCACTTTTTGGTTTCAGAAAATGAATAGAGATTGTGAATGTCAATATTGCAAAAATAATGTAAATGAATATTTTTGTAGTCTATGTGGACATAATTTTAATGAATGTGAAGCATATTTTGTTTTTGATGAATATGTAGCTTTATGTCCAAAATGTTATTTAAAAGAACAAGCATACATTTTACAAAGAAAAACAGTGTCAACTTAGGGTACTCCCCTATAACAGCCTAGTCTCAAAAAAAGTATATGTATCACCAAGGTGTTGTATTTTTCCGATTGACATTTAGTATCACATAGTCTAACATCTCTATTCTACATTCGGAGGTGTTTTGGTAAAAAAAATCGAAACAAGATATTATCATCAAAAGATTATGCAACAACACAAAGAAAATATTATATTTGATCGAAAAAATGAACTCTATCAGTTAAAAAAAAGAATTTCATACCTTGAGCAAGAACTTAACGGTATGGGATTGAGAAATTTTGATTTTACAAATGAAGAGTTAAAAAAAATGAAATTAGGTGAAACAGGAAGGTTAAATAATGGAAATTAATTTCATCGGCGACGGAGAATACTTAAAAACGGAAATATATATACCTAAACATCCTACTGATTATGAACACACAAAGATTATGATTAAACCAACCCAAAAATTACTCGAACTTCTCAAGTTTCTAGAATCCATCAAAATAAAACATGATGCTATGGATGCATACATGAATAATCCAGAAAATCACGTAAATTATAAAAGGGAGCAACATGCAAGTGATCAACCCTAAAACACGAGAAGTTAAGACTGTGCCCAATGGAAGCATTTTACGATGTTACCCTGACGGCTCTCCATATTGGAAAACTCCTGATGGTGAGGAATTTCCGTTTGATCTAGAAGAACTATTAGGAAAAAGGAAAAAAGATAAATGGGAATTGGAAAACGAGTCGGCTACAAAAGAGTAAGCACAAACGAACAGAACCCGGAGAGTCAGCTTATAGGGATCGAACTTGATAAAACATTCGTTGACATCGAGTCTGGTTACAGTGCCGTAAATCGGCAGCAGCTTCAAAGTCTTAAGGCATACGTCCGAGAAGATGATATTGTTTATGTAGAATGTATGGACCGCCTGGGGCGTAATGGCTACGACTTGGATGAAATAGTCGAATTCCTGCTTAAGAAGGGCGTACAGATTCATTTCGTCCGAGAAGGCATAATCCTAGGTAAAAAGAATGACCTCATGTCAAAGCTTGCATACGACATGATGAAAAGCTTTATTCACTTCTTTTCCCAACTTGCAAAAGAAAGACAGCGTATCGGTATCAACAAAGCGAAAAAAGAGGGGAAATACAAAGGCGGAAAAAGTAAAATGACTTTCGAACGAATGACCAAGCTTGAGGAGCTACTTAAGACACGATTACCCAAAAGTAAAATGGCAAGAGAGCTTGGAATTTCACGTTTTACTTTATATCGATACTTAGACAAGACAGCCTTACGAACACCGATACAACTATGATTAATCGAATAATTTGCTGGTTTATGGGTCATAACTGGAAACAGCAAGGAGTAATAACGATAAATGAATGGGAAAAAGAAGGGACAATGCCAATGTCTGAATTTAACTCATTTCTATTTTTCTGCCCAAGATGTCATTCATTTAAAGAATATACATGTAAATATGCTTATCAACCCACGAAACGTATAGAAGAGGAGGTCGATGTTGAATAAGAACGAAGATAAAGGTTTGGTCTATGTCGGCAAGATCGTCGCTATAGACGTCATAGAGGGCGCAGACTTCATTGTATGCGCAACCGTGGTATGTGGTGCCGGTGGCAAGTGGAGGGGTATTGTCCGTAAGCAGGATTTCTCTGTCGGAAACCTATGTCTTGTTTATCTTCCAGACTCCCTAATACCACCTAATGAGGACATGAAATTCATGGAATCAAGCAATTGGCGCGTGAAGATGCGACGCTTCAGGGGAGCACCGTCTGAAGTACTAATTATGCCATATGAAGGACCTGAAAATGTAGGGTTTGACTTAACAAGCTGGACAGGCGTTAAAAAATACCACAAACCTATTCCGGCGCATCTCAACGGCATTGCCAAAGGCCCATTCCCCAGCTTTATTCCTAAAACCGACGAGCCAAATTACCAAAACATTGAAGGCCAAGAGGCAATAGAAAGACTACAAGGACAACCCTATTACATAACAGAAAAAGCAGATGGCAGCAGCACAACAGCATACAAATACAAAAGTCAATTCGGAGTATGCAGTCGTAATTGGGAGATTGAACGCAATCCGGATAACGGCTATTGGAAAATAGCTATACAATACGAACTAGAGGAAAAACTACCCGAGGGGATTGCTATCCAATGGGAAACTTGTGGACCCGGCATTCAAAGCAACCCTATGGGGTGGCCTCATATTATAGGCCTTGTATTCTCGGGATATAAGATTGACGAACATCGTTATCTTGAAGTAAGAGAATTAATCGATTTATGTGTATTAATCGGAATAGGTATGTGTAAACCGATTGATCTTGGGAATTCATATGATATACCATTTGAAAAAATCCTATTATTAGGAGAAGGTACATACAGGAATGGCAAACAGCGTGAAGGTGTTGTCGTACGCTCACAACACAATTTTAATGGAAAACCCCTTAGCTTCAAAGTAATCAATCTAAACTATGAGAAATGATGAAATCTTTTGATGTACGTAAAGGAGAAAATATATGAGCAGTAGAGAAAAATCACTAGTTTACTTTGCAATCGGCATTCTTATTCTAGGATGGATAATGAATTTAAATTGCCTTAAGAGTATTTCAGCAGGCATTTTTCTTGGTAGTGCAACCTTTTTCTTTTTATCGAGGAACCTTAAGCTATGAGTTGCTTTAACTGCAAAAAGATGCACCATAAATGTAAAGCCGAATGTTGTGGAGTTGTTCCTATACCAAAGAAAACTTATGAAAGTAACATTCCAAATATCGTTAGAAAACCTATAGATATTCTTGAGACAGATGATGCTTATATACCGATCACTGAGGATGCATATTGTGTCTTTCTTAACACAGATCTGTCTTGTAATATTTATGAGGATCGCCCGGACATTTGTCGAAAGTTTGGGGATGAATCTCACCCAATGCTTTGCTGTCCAGTATTAGACAAGAATGGTAAGGAAAGAAGCAGGCAAAACAGACTTAAACTATTTGAAGAACAAAGCAAAATCATATCAAAACTTGGAATGTACCATGAAAAAACAGCGCCCCCGGAAGCCTGACGATAATGACAACATAAACAAAGCGATTGATCTTATCTTTGAACTTATGTCGCTAAACAAAATTGAATCTACATTATGGTCGTCCGCATGTGTATTTGTATTGGCAAATGGATATAGTCAATCTAAAGTTTCCTTCAAGGATTTTAAAGAAGATATGAATAACGCCTTTGATCATTACAAGGGCATTTTCGATGAAAAGTAGAAGTTGTAACATAATATCTTGAACGCCTTTTCGTTTTGAGTTATATTCAAAATAAAAACGATAAAGCTATGGGATTAAAAAAAGAAATCAATTGGGACATTGTAGAGCTTTATGTAAAAGCTGGTTCAAAGCAGGTTAATCTTTGCAAATATTTAAATATTGACGAAGAAACGTTATGTTCAAGAGTCAAAGAAAAATATGGTTTAAGGTGGTCGGAGTTTTCGGACAAGTTACGCTGTGAGGGGGAGATGATGATCGAAGCCAAACAGTATCAAAAGGCTATGAAAGATTACTGGCCTGCTTTGCAATGGCTTGGAAAGATTCGTTGTGGTCAAAAAGAGGAGTTTGTCAATACATTGGCGACAAACCAATCATCTCTTGATCAGTCACATAGGATTATGCAATTGGAACATGAACTTGCAGAACTGAAAGCCAATGCCAACAAGCCCAAAACAGAATAAAAGCTTTTGTGAAGCCACGCACCGCTTTAACATATGGGTTGGGGCGGTGTCTTCGGGAAAGACCTATTCAAGTATCGAACGCTTAATATATGACTTAAAGAATGGTCCTCCCGGCGATGCAATGATCATCGGAGTCAACAGGACATCAATACAACGTAATATCCTCACACATTTATATAGAAGGCTAGGTTTTCCATGTCCGACGGAGAAAGCGCAGATGAGCAAATTGTACGGACGAGATGTGTGGTTTGTAGGAGCACCCGATGTTTCGGCTGTTGCTACTATACAGGGCTCCACTTTAGCTCTTGCGTATGTGGACGAAGCAACGAACCTTCCCGAGCCATTTTGGAAGATGCTAGAGAGCCGTTTACGTGTTCCTGGTGCAAAGCTTATAGCGACGTGCAACCCTGAAGGCCCAGCCCATTGGCTTAAGAAAGATTACATTGACAAGCCCGGTCTAGACCTAGTTTGTTGGAACTTTTCACTAGAGGACAACCCTACATTAGATGAAAAATACAAACAGCAGCTTAAGGCTTCCTACTCGGGTATGTGGTATAACCGCTACATCCTCGGCGAATGGGCGTTGGCGCACGGTGCCATCTATGACAACTATGATAAAGACAACGAATTTGAAAATCCGTTCCCTCAGCCTAACTACTACGTGGTTGGAGTTGACTACGGTACAACAAACGCGACAGCAGCCGTCTTATTGGCAATTACGCCGAATAAATGGCCTCAGATCAGAGTGGAAGCCGAATATTACTACGATTCAGCTAAAAAAGGACGGTCGAAGACGGATCAGGAGCTTGTCAGAGATATCAAGGATTTCATCGGATATAAAAACGTTTCTGCTATTTATGTGGACCCGGCAGCAGCCTCTCTCAAAATTGCCCTCCGGCAGGCCGAGTTACCTGTCCTCGACGCAAATAATGACGTACTACTTGGCATTAAAATCTGCTCAAAATTTATTGGAGGAAAAAACATCGTCATTCAAAAAGGCTGCACAATCCTCCGTGAACACCTCCAATCCTATGCATGGGACAGCAAAGCAGCGGATAGGGGCGAAGACAAGCCAGTAAAGAAAGACGACCATATATGCGACGCACTTAGATATGCGGTCTGTAGCGCCTTCCCACACGCAGAATTCAGCCATCCTGATGAGAACATTAGCTATGACCAATTACGCCGGCAAGTATTTGGAGATAATGATATAGGATTTATTGGTCAACCGGTAGGTGGGTATTTTTAATGCCATCCCCAATAACAGTCGGAAAGATCAAAGTAAAGAACCAAAAACACGGTGTCTATTGGAGTTATAGAGATGTCAAATATGATGAATGTGGTTGGGCTTGCGTAGATGATTTCCTGCCTATGGAGTTTGAATTATGCTATCTAAAAACTGATGATAATAAGTCTTTAATGGGATGGTATACTGGTGCTATTTGGGACGGCATGAAAGTAAAAGAAACCGACGTAATAAAATATTGGAAACGAATATATGAAAAAGAATAGCGCTTTGTGATAACTTATGGTAAGTTAAAACTTTAATTTACCATCGAGTTAACATGGGTTCCTACGAGTCGGGAAATTATAGTCTGGGATACATCGATCCATCGGATGTTCAGGCTAAAGATTTAAAGCAAATGCAAGACTGGTTCTACCAGTCAAACTACACCACAAACTCCACATATTGGCTCCAAGGCGCTATCGATAAGCGCTTCAAAGTTGGCGATCAGCAACTTTACAATCAAGTATACGGTCAAAACTCGCAGAACGTTCAGAAGTTCTTTTTTAACTTAATTCGACGCCATGTAAATATGATCTGCGGATTCCAGAGGAAGAATAGGAAATCCACAATCACTATTCCATTGAGTGACACCGACGATCCCCTTGCTGACGACTATAACAAAGTTATGCGTTGGTGCGATGATAGGGACGGGTTCCAAGAATACCTCTCACAAAGCTTCGAGGGCGCTGTGGATTGCGGAGAAACGCTTCTACATCTATATCCCGACTTTACTTTTGATCCTATATCTGGAGATCTTTTTACCGACTCGGTCTCGTGGAATAATTATTTGATAGATAGTTATAGCCGTAAGCAAGACTTAAGTGACTGTAATGGTATATGGCGGAGACGCTGGACATCAAAAGAAATGGCGAAAATGCTACTTCCCGGTTATTCTAAAGAGATCGATAAGATGAAACCGGGAGGCATGAAAGATGGTCGTTTCCCTTTGCAAGCGGAATTGCAAAACGTTGCTATCAATAATCTTTTCACCTATGACGAATTTTATTATCGTACGTCACGGAAAGGTAAGATCATACTCGACCCAATGTCCGGAGAGGCGGTTGAATGGGAAGAAGACGAAACAGCAGAAGATGACGAACTAGACCGTGTGATGTTCCAACAACCTTGGCTAAAGGTTAAAGAGGTTGACATCCCTACTGTTAAGCTTGTTATAAGTCTTTCAGGTAAAGTAGTTTATCACGGAAAAAACCTTCTTTCTATAGATTCCTACCCTTTCATCCCTACACAATGTTATATAGAGCAAGATATCCAGGCATACGCGTGGAGGAAACAGGGGATCATCAGAAATCTTCGTGATTCGCAGTTCCTTTATAATATGCGAAAAGTTATAGAACTCCAGCTGCTACAAAGTTCTTTAAATGCTGGCTGGATATACCCTGTAGATGTGGTTCCAGACACAAAATGCTTTAGACAATCAAGTGGTGGCGATGGCTTCTTAATTCCGCTAAAAGCAGGTAGAAACCCAAGTGAGATACAAAGAATTGAGCCTGTGGCTATACCTCAGTCTCTACTTGAATTATCAAATAGTCTTGCAGAAGATATTACAAAGATTAGCGGTGTAAATGAAGAACTACTTGGAGCAGCAACCGATGATAAGAGTGGAATACTATCTATGCTTAGGCAAGGTGCAGGTCTCACCACGCTGCAAACGATATTTGACAAGCTGGATTATACTCAACGATTATACGGGAAAATCAGATTTCAAGCGATTCGAAAGAATTTCAGCAAAGGGAAAATCCGTAACATATTGGGCCATGAAGCAGATCCACGATTCTTTACAAGCCATAGCCAAAAGTACGCGGTATCTGTCGAAGAGGGCAATTATAGCACGTCTCAACGGCAGATGGAGCTACAACAGCTGTTACATTTTAAAGAGCTCGGGATACAGGTGGCCGATAAATCTATCATCAGGGCTGCATTTATCACAAACAAACGTCAAGTCATTGCTGATATGGAAGAGCAGAATCAGCAACAAGCCCAGCAGCAACAGCAACAAGCCCAGCAAGCCGCTCAAGTAGATCAAGCCAAGATGATGGAAAGCATGGCTAAAGTGCGCTTAGACGTTGCTAAAGAAGCGGAAACGTACGCCAAGATCGAAGACCTACATGCAGGCGCTAACCACAAACAATCGCAGGCTGATCTAGATATGGTTAAGACAATGATTGAACTTGAAGATATGGATTTACAAAATTTCCGTAGCAATTTAGAGTTGGCAGAATATATCAAAGGTGTTAATAAAGCATCACAACAACAACCGGCATTAACCGGCTAGGAGACAAAATGAAAGAAGACAAACACGGCTCAGTAAAAGCAATGTCCAAGTTTAACGAAGGCCATTGGGAAAAGAAAATGGAAGATTCCAACGTAGCAGACGGCAAGTATTCCGGTGGCGATTTTAGCCAAGCAGCCGAGTATAAGACTATGGTTGACAAGCAAGCTGCTTATTGCAAGAAACATAAAGCAGAACATTAATAATTTGGCTCTTATAGACTCAACTGGAAGAGCATCTAGGTTATGGGGTAAAGCTCAGCCCAGACGGTTGTGGGTTCGAATCCCACTAAGAGCCAAGTTATAGCAGAAATCGAGTATAACCGTGTATAACTAGGTATAACTATGTCAAAAAAACACCACGCCCCTGATTATTCTAAGGATGTAACTGCAGACGTCATTCCGAAAGGATGGGGGGAAGCCGTTCCAAATAAGCAATGGGAAGTTAACAGAGATTTAACACCAGAAGGATCCGACGATGGCTATGGCGCATTCAACCCACGAGCCGGCCGACATCGCCCTACAGTATATCCTAAGACTAATGAGTGTGACCATTGAAGTATCACCTTAGCGATCCGCCAAGAGAAAGAGATGAGAAAAGGGAAAAATCCCCAGAGGATTTTTATCCCATCAAAGCGCCTCCTATTCCCCCAGAAATACAAAAACTTGTAAATGAAGAAGTTGATTTTAATAAAAAACGTTCAGGTATTAGTGAAGAACTTTTAGGAAAAGTAAATGCGAAAGACAAGAGTAAAAGCCCTAAAGGAAAGCATAAAAAAGTTCCTGCCAAATCCAACAAAACAGCAATGGCGAAAGTATAAAAAGAACTACTTGGCAGGATTGGTTTGATGGAAGAGTATATCTTGGATGGAGAAGTTCATCGTTTCGAATACCCATCAGAATGGTTTTATGCAGGCGTGGTTTTAGATAAACCTTTAGAATTTACTATTCAGGATGAAACATTCACAGAAATATCCGAAAAGTTGATTGATAAATATTTCGAACATCTTCGTAGATGCTTTAATCCACTATCGTTTCATGAAGACTTTCAAATGATTTTTAGACCAGCAGAGAATGGTCAGCCAGCAACGCTTGGGATAAAATTTAAATGACAAAACTTCCAATGGGTAAAACCATAAACACTCATTTTGGATTCATTGAACTTCCATCTTCCATACTTCAAGTAAGCATTTTTGAAGATTTTATGCATATTGAATGTGAAGATGGTATATATGAAATCTCAAGAGAATATAATCCTGAAGTTGATGTAACTATTAAAAAAGTGTTTTCAAAATCATGAGAAAGTCTGCTGGTGAACTATCTAAGAAAGCTTTTGCAGACAAAACAAAATATGATGCCTTGGAAGTGGGACACGCCCTAGCCGACGAAATTATGCCACAACTTCGTAAATGCATTGAGAATCACAAAACCATCATCAATGAAAATGAATTCTGCATTGTGATGCTCATTTCAAAAGACCCCTTAATCACCAATCTAATGCGACGTAAATTCTACGCATGGCCATACCTGCCTAAACCCAGACCCAACCAATCTGTATTCCTGTATAACAAAGCAAAAGATGCCATAACACATAGGCTATGGATACTCCCATCCGATATGGCAATGGCTGAGCTACACGAATTGACCACAGTAGATAAACGCTATAAAACAATGAAAGCATGGTCAGACGCCTTTTATAAAGGATGGAAATATGATAAAGTTTCTAAGAAGTTTTTCAATTCTGATCCCTTTTACTTTTGGAAGTATGTTCGCGCAGATCAAAAGATAGATATGCCATCGGAACACGAATATTTTCTAAAGCATCGAGAAGAACTGATTCAAGCTGGTTGTAAGGAGATCGATTCTACGTACTCCGAGCCTTTTGACTTTAGTAAGGTCGCAATCGAGAAGATCATAGATTCTGAGCAAGCCGTGATCAAGTAGTGCTTTTTCAATTGCCGGCGCTAAACATAGTGTCTCAATTGGTGCATCCGCTGCCATATAATTTATGGTATTTCTATAGTCCTTAAATTTTTTAACTATCTGTTCCTGAATCTCCTTCATTTGCCGATCGTATTCAATTTTATTATTTACAATATCGGGATCTTCAATTAATTTATCATTAACAACCATAAGGAACTCCAATATGACAAGTGTTACAGCAGAAAATAAAACAGAAGCGACTTTACCTCAAGACAAAGTTGATGTATCTCTAGCGCAAAAAAAACCTGATGTATCTTTAGCACAAAAACCTCCCGAAAATAAAGCACCCGAAGCAGAAACAGAAGACCCAAATTGGAGAGCCTTTAGGGAAGCTAGAAAACAAGATAGGGCAGAAAAAGAAGCAGCACAAAAAATGGCTGCGGAAAAAGAAGCAGAAGCTAACGCTTTAAAAGCAGCAATGGAAGCAGCATTTGCAAATCAAAAACCTGCCAATTTCACGCAAGTTTCTGGAGGAGGAACCGATCACTATCCCGAAGCAGAAACAGAAGATGAGCGTATAGAGAAAAAGGTGCAAGCAGCTATTACTGCGCGGGAAGCACAGGCAGAACAGCAACGCATTCTGAGAGAGCAACAGGAATATCCCCAGCGATTAGTAAGCACGTATAATGATTTCCACCAAACGATATCTCAGGAAAACCTGGACTATCTAGACTTTCACTACCAAGATATTAGCAGAGCAATGCAGAGACTGCCAGATGGGTTTGACAAATGGTCCGACATTTACAAAGTGATAAAGAAGCTAGTCCCCAACAGCGCATCGGCAAAAAAGGACGCAGCAAAAGCAGAGGCCAACCAAAACAAACCAAGGTCAATGTCGAGCGCTAGTATCACTCAGCCGGGAGAGGCTGTCGGAAGTCATAGATTAACTGAAGACAAACGCGCCGAAAATTGGGCCAGAATGCAACGTATCCTTAAAGGGGTGGGCTAATGGAGACGAGCTATTTGATAGAAGATCTGGTATTAACGTTTGCCAAACATGCTGATGATTTAGATGAAATGCAAAAAAATAATATTGAATCTTTCAAAAAAAGTTATCCAGGATCTGACTTACCTTTGCATTTGGAAAATCCTTTTAATCTATCACGTGCATTAAGCGAGATGGCATCTGAAATTGTAAATATTAAATACAAAAGCAGTTGTCAATAAATATTTGACTAGTTAGATTGGGTCTAGCGCAAAGCATAGGTCGCGCCTAAGCACAGAGCCTACGCCTCTTTAACGTAAGTAAAAAAGCGATTTTTTTTAACTTATTTTAAAGAGGCTATCATGTCATTTTCGACTGGTATTACTAGCATCCAAAATATGGCTCCCGAATTGCCTGTACAGGCATCGGAAGACCTATTGTCCACACCAATGTTCAATCTCATCCACTCATTTGGGGTTGACCTACACCACGCAGAAAGCTACATCGGCAAAACTACCCGTATGTCACGTTTCGAACGCTTGTCCACTGAAGGCGGTCAACTTGATGGTTCAGGTATCGATCCAGCTTCTGAAGTTCCTGTTCGTACCGATATCGACGCGACAATGGAAATCTACGCTAAATCTATCGTTACAAACGAACAAGTCGTCTTGTGGGAAAACAGCAAGACTCTTACGAAATTTACTGCGCTCTTGGGCCAGTGGCTTCGTGAAAAAGAAGATCTCCTAATGCGCGATCTATTCTCTTCGTCCGTAAAATGTGATGCGGACGTTAAATCTTCTCTGATTGACTTGGAACTCCTCGCTGCTTAAGCAGACGGAAGACAGGGCGGAAGGCGAAAGCCACCGTGAACGACTAAGTGAGAAGACCCCGAAAGGGGGTGCGATAGTCTGAACACCATAGAGATATGGTGAGGGTGATCCGAAGAGGTTGCCCCGCCTGGGAAACCAGGTCATAAAAGTAACAGAAATGATCTTATATCAATGCGACTGGCGGCCTGAATGGCGACCAGCCTAGTAACATAAGTTTGAACGATGTGAACAACATTGAAAACATTTTGTTGGGCAATGACGCACGTTCAATGCTAACAAGCCTCGAAGCAACTTTGAAGTTTGCGACTGGTGGTGTTCGTGATGCGTTTATTGCGCTTTGCAACACAAACCTTTCGGCAGACCTTCAGAAAGTCCAAGGCGTATTGCTGAAATCAGCATACCCAACACAAGAAGGTATTCGTCCAGAGGAATATTGCTCCATTAGCCGTTTCCGTTTCTTTGTATCCTCTAAGGCTGCAAAGACACCAGGGATCTCGCTTAAGGGCAATACGATCTATACGATTCCAATGTACGGTCTGGAAGCTGCTGCAAAAATTGAGCAAAACAACTTTACCGCCGTCATTGGATATCGCCCACCTTGGGTTGTATCAAGTGTCGCTCAAAACAGCCAACTCTATGCCAAATTTGCGATTGCGAGAGCCATCACAAATCAAAACTGGATTAGCGGTCTGAATGTAACAACCTTCCAACCGTCATAAGGAGATATTTATCATGGCTTTTACACTAATTACTCAGGGTACTTTTACTCAGCCAGCCACGGCTGCTGCACAGATCATCCCACTTCCAAGTGGTGCTGATTATTTTAAAACGTATAACTATACCAAAGCTATCGCCAATGCTCCAACAGGTGCATTCATGGGTGAGTGGTTTGGTGGTGGTATTACTGCAAACAATGATGGTATCAGATGGGGAAAAGCTGGATCTACAAGCGTTATTGTAGACAACTTTTTGAATGCTTCTTCTAACCCAGCTGCTGGTTTTACCTATATTACAAAGTTTCCTGATCCACAGGCAGCTTTGACAGGTACTACCATCACAAAGGCAAGTGCTGCCGTCGCATCCGTTACAAATACCTATAGCAATGGTGACCAAGTCATCATCTATAACGCCGTAGGAATGGAACAGATTAGCGGTATGACATTCACAATCTCAAGCGTGTCAGGGTCTTCCTTTACACTGCTTGGTTTGAATTCGTCAGCATTTGCAACATCAGCGACATCGTTCCTGGTACGTCGTATCACTCAAAATCCGATTGGTATCACAACTCCAGTGGCGCCGCCTTCGTTCCAAATCACAGCAGTAACCAATGCTGTAGGAGCGCAAGTAACAACTTCACAAGCAAATGAAGCGTTTGTTGGTCAGAAACTAGAGTTCACCGTCCCAGCTTCTTATGGAATGGTTCAACTCAATAACTTCTACCAGACATCCAGCAAGCCGATTATAGTTGCTTCGATTGTTGATGCGTATAACTTTACGATCAATATCGACACTACCAATTATACTGCTTTTGCATTGCCTGCAAGTTCCGGATCGCCAACAACTCAGTTGTTTGCGACTTGTGCACCTGCTGGTCAAGCAACAACATTTAATCCAATCACTAACGTGACTACTGGTTACAATTTCACTCAAGCACCTTTCAGATCAGGTATTTTTGTACCTTGCATGTTGGTTGCTGCGGGTCAATATGCTCCGGGTGGTCAGACAGGAGATGTGATTATTTGGCAGGCATTTAAAATGGAAACAGGAACGATCAACGCGCCAGTCCCAAGTTAACGACAATATTCCCGACGCTGGGAAAATGGTAAACACATAGGAGAGAGACATATTGTCTCTCTCCTTTTATTGGAGAAACATGGTCAATCAGTATTTACCTCCAGTTATCCAGATACCCTCTAGCTTGGCTATTACGAGCATTTCGCAGTCATCCCCTATGGTGGTAGGGGTGGCAATACAAAACGCGTCCACAGAGGCTAATACCTACATTGTTGGTATGGCCATTAGATTGATGGTTCCTCAAACTTATAGAATGTATCAGGCCAATAACCTGATTGGGACAATTACAGCTATTAATGGATCAAATTTTACTCTCAATATTGACTCCTCTTTGTTTGATCCTTTTGTGGTGCCTTCGGGAAATGTTGAACAACCGGCAACTATAGCCCCCAATGGCTCAAGGAATTTGCAATATAACAATCAAACAAACGAGGTTCCTTTCCAGAGCCTCAATAACATAGGAAATTAACATGACAGCTTCAATGATGATGTCCACAGCAGGCGGTGAACTTCACGGCTTGATTAATACACTTACCAATAGCGTTCCTAACGATGATTTTAAGACATTCAAACCAGAACATAAGAAAGAGCTGGAAGCCCAGAGAAAGGAAGACTCCAAAATAGTTGAGGCTGAATACATGAACTCCCGTGGTCGGCATGAGCGCCTCACAAAGCCATATTGTCGTTATGCAGGTGACCCTATACAGATCTGGCATTTCATTCCCGGCAAAACATACAAAGTACCACTGGGTCTTGTCAAAGAAGTCAATGACGCAACAAAGCATATACCCAAAAGATCCGGATTAGTCAGCGTTGATGGGCAAGCTTTGCGTAAAGATGAATCGCCTCTTGACAAAGACGAAGAAGGCGAGTGGCTTCACAAATTTGTGGCTGCCGGTTTCTAATGTAAAGCTGCTGTACAAGGATTAATTTATGACTTCCGTTGCTCAAGCTGATTCGACCTACACCTTCATAGAAAAGAAGGTTAGGCATTTGACCGCCTCTGCCAGTGAAGCATCGCTAAGTAGCAATGACATTCAGCAGGCTGTGAATACTTTCTATAATAATGATTTCCCTTATGCAATCAAGATAGATCAGCAGCGCAGCGTTTATAAATTTCTAACGATCCCAAATGTTGATCGATACCCCGTCGACGTCAACAATTTACAAGGCTTTCGTGCCCCAGTTTATTTTGAAGGAATTCAAGGGAATTTCTTTAAAAATAGGGATCAACTTTTTAATCTTTACCCTCGATATCCTACACAGTTTCAGAAAGGTGGATTAGGGGGTAGTATAACAAATATTATTCAACCGACAAACCCAACTCAGATTGTAGACCCTAACCACGGACTACAAACTGGATCCATCATTACAATAAACAATGTCGGCGGAATGGTCCAACTCAATGGCAATACATATACTGTCACTGTCATCGATGCAAACAACTTTACTCTTAATGGAATTGATAATACCGGATTTTCTGCATACACAGGAGGAGGTTCATGGTTTTCTAACAATACATTTTCATTTACCCTTTTCGGGAATAATCAAAATCCATTTCCACAACCTAATTTCGGAATATTAAGTACCCAACTTGTCATTGGAGGTATTGATGATAATGGAGATCCTGTTCGGATTATTGACGATGGCGGAGCAGTTGTTAATGCCTACGGAATTGGCTCCAACACAACCAATGGACAACTCCTATTCCTCACTCAAAACAATGTTGGCAATAATGTCTATCTTAATTCACTGAACCAGCAGAAGCCAGCAATACCACCACTTTCGCCATTGCCAATTCCGTCGCCACCACTTTCATTGACACAACAATATTGTGGCACCGTGAACTATGTGACGACTCAAATAAATTTGCTTATCCCTGTCCCATTGCAAGCCGGCAGCCAACTCAATATCTGGGCTGCTACTTATCAAGTGGGGAGGCCGTATAACCTTCTTTTTTGGAATAACGAGTTAACAATCCGTCCGGTCCCGGATAATGTCTATTTATGCGAGGTCGAGGTTTTCCAAACGCCGGCGCAATTCATGGCTACTACAGACAATCCGATACTGAATCAATGGGCGCAGTATATAGCTTATGGGGCGGCTTCTGAGATATTAAGGGATCGTCAGGATATGGAAGGTGTAGAAAACCTTAAGGAAGGTTTTACGCGTCAAGAGGGGCTTGTGTTAGAAAGACAGGCCGTAGAGGAAATAGGTCAACCTAATATTACAACTTTTAATAGCACACAACTAGGCTTTGGCGTTGGCGTTGGAAATGGATATGGCTGCGGTGGTTTCTAATGGCTGGATACTCACCACTCAAGATTACAGGGATGGCAACCGGACTCGTACAAGAAAGAGAAAACTTTCTTTTACCAGACGACGCCTATCCGGTTTTACAGAATGCATATGTTTGGCGCGAAAGGATTTTGAGAAAAAGAGGCTATCAACTTCTCGGAAGGCTGCAAAGATCGTTTACTGTAAGCACCAGCCTGAGTTCGAACTCTGTGAACTTGATTTCCGCCCTCGGTTTAGAATCAACGTCGACGATCGTACCGGGCAGTATAAATTTAGTTGGCGGAACTGACAGCACCACATATACAGATCCAGGTCTAAATGGCGTTTTAACGGCCACAGGCGGTTCAGGAACCGGCGGCAGTATAAACTATGCCACAGGTCTTTTAACGATCACAGCCGGCGGCGCAGAAGCGATTACAGGCACAATACAATACTATCCCGGCTTGCCCGTGATGGGGATAAGAATACGCGAGCTTCAAAACAGCGCCAATGACCAGACAATATTCTTCGATCAAAAATATGCTTATGATTTCAATTCAGGAACAAACACCTTTGAAGAATTCATCCCCGGAACCACTTGGAATGCTGCTAATCTTAATGTATCCGGCACTAATTTCTTTTGGTCTACTAATTACTGGACTAGTGATGTCGCAACATTTGGTGCAGGGACTACTGTAGGGACAAAACTATTTTGGGAAACAAATGGAAGTGGTGCTGCTGGCAATAATGCAGACCCTCCAAGAATTACCGATGGGATATCTTGGGTGAATTTTGATTCAAGCACATGGAATCAGATTGATGCTACCACATTTCTTTATAACTGGCTTTGCAATTTACCCTATCGAGGAAGAATGGTTGTATGTGGGACTTACGAGGGCACAACTAAAGGTGGAGCTAAGAGTTTTTCAAATAGAATTAGATGGTCAACGATAGGCAATCCGTTTATCCCATACCATAATACCACAGGGCCTACAGATCCAAGCGTTGGATCGTGGCGAGATGACATTAGAGGACAAGGAGGTTTTCTTGATATTTCAACTTCTGAAGATATCATATCTATTGGTTTTGTACGCGATAATCTCGTTATTTATTGTGAGCGTTCGACTTGGCAGTTACGCTATACAGGGCGCTCGACTAGCCCATTTCAGATTGAGAAAGTCAATTCAGAATTGGGTACTGAAAGTACCTTCTCATCCGTTCAATTTGATACGTCTCTGGTGGGGATAGGAGATAAAGGCATTGTCGAATGCGATAGTTATAAATCGGAGCGCATAGACATAAAAATACCCGATCTTGTTTTCAATTTAAATTCATTGAATAATGGTGTATCACGTGTTCAGGGTATCAGAGATTTTCCTAACAGGCTGGCTTATTGGACGATTCCCCTTGCTTCATCTTTTGCAGCTACAGTGCCATCAGCTTCATGGATTTTCCCAAACCAAAGGCTCGTATACAACTATGAAAATGACTCATGGGCTTTTTTCAACGATTCATTAACCGCATTAGGAACCTATCAAACTCAATCAAGCAGGACGTGGATCAATACCAAAATTCCTTGGATTGAATGCGACTTCCCTTGGATCAATCAACCTCAAGAATACCCCTCAATTGTTGGTGGAAATCAGCAAGGATTTATTGAGTATCTTAATTATGCCGATAAGACGACCAATGATGTCAGCATGTATATTTCGGCCATCACTCAAAGTGCCTCTATTGTAATTACAAGTCCAAATCACAATATGAGTACAGGTTTTGTTATTGGGATAAGTGGCATCCCAGCCGGAACACCCTTTTCAAGCCTAAATGGTGGTATCTACGGAATCATTGTATCTAACGCCAATCAATTTTCTATTTATACGTTTAATGCAACAGCAAATGCATTTAATATCGATGTGACAGGATCTCCATCTGGTATATATGTCGGAAGTGGTTTGATTAACATCCGGGAAAACTTTTCTATCGTAAGCAAAAAGTTTAATTTCTTAGATGAAGGACAAAACATCCAATTAGGTTATTTGGACATCCTCATGTCTGCCACAGGTCAAGACAATCCCGGGGCCATATCCCTAAACGTATATCTTGATTATGATGATATAAATTCTTCAAATACACTTCCTAAGAATCAAATTAATGGCGTTGTGCCGCCTACGCCAGATACATTCTTTAACTCGATCATACCAACATCACCGTCTACATATGCGGTTGCTTCAGAAGGAGCAAAATTCTGGCAACGTGTTTATTGCGCCACTAGAGCGAACTTCCTTACTCTGCAATATACTTTTAGCAACGCACAAATGGCTGGAATAGAACAGCAATTACCGGTTCAGATAGATGCCCAAATATTATGGATCCGCAAGGGCGGACGCATGACCCAACTTTAGGAGATTTTATGACAAGTTATCAACCGGGAATCCCTACAGGGACAGTTAATCTGGATGTGGATTATCAAAATCTTCAGAACAACTTCCAGCAATTGGACACGACTTACGGTACTGATCACGTAGCCTTTTCCCAAGCAATAAATAATGGTTACCATACTGCGATTCATTTAATTCCTCAAGCTACTCCAATTGCAGTGACAGGGATTGCTGAACTTTATTCTCAAACAACTAATGACGGAATAAATACATCTCAACAACTTTTTTATCAAATAATTACAGGCACCCCAGCAACCCTTAACATCCCTTTGACCAGAAACTTTCTACCGGTAGGTTCAGGAAATGGTCGGACATTTTTACCTGGTGGTATCATCTTACAATGGGGAAGTTTTAGTGCAGTTTCTCAAACAGACACACCAATACTTTTCACGACATTAGGAGGCATTGCATTTCCAGGCAATTGTTTTATTGTTTTAGCTAATATGAATAATAGTGTGTCAGATGGAAATCTAAATATAAAAGTAAGAAATGCAACCGGATTTACATATTATAATACATCTGGATCCGTACAAAATTATTCATGGATAGCAATAGGTATATAATGACACTCGGATTAGATAGTCAGAATTTAGAAAGTTACGTCCCCGTATATGATGCAGTTCCAGAAAAATGGGAAGATGCAAAACCTTTCATTGTTGAGCAATTAAAAAAGCTTGCTAATGGTGTTAACGCGCGCGAAATAGGTTTTTTCTTAGATCAGGAATTGCTTTCGGGAAAAGCTTTTATTCCGGGCGTGAATATTGTTTCCGATGGTGGATCCTCGCAGCAGTTTAGAACGATTTTAAGAAAAGTTATAGTGTTTCCAGGACTATCCATTGGTGCAAACGCACAGAACCACGGAATTAATATTGATGCAAACTTTAGTTTGATTCAGCTTTTTGGTGCAGCGACAAATGCATCAACTTTGACCGGCGAGCCTATTCCTAATGGTGTCGACACCATTAGCTATACATCAACACAAATCATTATAACAGTCGCTGCTGCCTATACAAGGGCATGGGCTGTTATTGAGTACATACAGGAGCTTTAAAATGGCAGTAAATTGGGGGTCTGGAGCCACAGGAGCGTTATCAGGGGGGGCATCCGGTGGAGCAATTGGATCTGTTGTGCCGGGTATTGGGACAGCGATAGGTACAGTTGGTGGTGCTTTGATAGGAGGGGTTGCAGGATTATTTGGTGGTGGACAAAAGAAAGAAAAGATACGTCCTCAATCAACCCTAAGACCTGAGCAAGAACCACTTTTTGAGCAAGCCGTAAATGCTGGGTTAGCTCCAGGAGCTGGGGGTGCCTTTGGTGATTCAGCGGATTATTATCGGAATCTTATAAGCGAAAATCCATCTGACATGAATGCTTTTTCAGCGCCAGCAATAAGACAATATACTCAAGATATAGTCCCAGGTATATCCGAGCAATTTGCTGGTATGGGATCAGGTGGACTTTCTAGTTCCGGTTTCAGAAACGCTCAAGTGCAGGGTGCAACGGACTTGGCAGAACGTTTGGGACAAATCCGAGCTAATTTAAGACAATCAGGTGCACAAGGTTTATACAATATTGGAAAAGTAGGACTTGGGAACTATAGTGAAAATGTTAGGAATACTCCTCAAGCCTCTGGATGGGAAAATATAGCAGAAGGGGTAGGAGAAGTTTTGCCTTCTATAGCAACATTATGGGCAAACAATGAAAATAAATCAAAAATCGCTGGAGGCAATAAAGTGGGGCAAAATAGTAGTCCCTATGGTGGTGCAGCGCCTTCTGCGAGTGCCAAGCCGATGGCATCAAATGGATATAACTTACCCGGACGAACATTTTAGGAGACAAAATGGTACAAGAATTAACTACACAACCGACTGTTTTTGGGAGACTTGGGAAAGGAATTGCACGGGGATTATCTGAAACAGTTCCTAAAGAGATTGAACGTTCACGTCTTGCCGGAGGATTAAAAGAATTAGGACAACAACAAGGTCTAAATCCATTCCAACAATTTGCTCAATTGTCTTCTATTCCCGGAGTTACTCCACAAATGATACAGAGTGGATCAGAATTGCTTCGTCAACAAGCACAAGGACAGGCATTAGCACAACAAAATTCTCCTAAACCTTCGCCATTTCCACCACAACAAGCAAGAGGACAATCAGATAGCGATATCCCTTCATTGACACAAGCGGATGTACTGGAAAAAACTCAACAGGGTTATATCCCTCCTACAATAGAAGATAGAGATGCTTTTGCAGGGGAAGCCTACAATGCTAATCCTGCACGTTTTCAAAATGATCCTCAACAAGCAATAGCATGGGCAGATCAAAAGATTGCACAAGAAGAGAAAATCGCACAGGCATACCAAGCCAAACACGAGAATCTTTCAAAAATTCAGGATAACGTTGTCAGTAGATTGAAAGGTCAATCTGACAGGCTAAATACTAGAGTTCCTGCTGAATTATATAGTACGATTGAAGATGAAGCTATTCAAGCCACAAAACCAAAAAAAGACGGTGGTGGGGGATTAACCGAACAGCAAGCAATGAAGCTATATGGAGACAAATTAAATGATGCTTCTAGAGACTTTGCAAAAATAGGAGAAATAGGCAATTGGGGTATTACTCAACGTCCAGCTAGTGAAACATTAAGGTCAATGAAGGAATTGCAAAATAAAATGGAAGCGCTGGATCAGACAGATAATTATGCAAAGCAATTAATATCGGAAAACAAATTATCACCAAAAATGGCTTATGCGATTGCAGAACCTGTTTCAAGAGTACCAAGTGTGAATTCGTTTATCAAAAATCTTCCGGAAGGGAACTCTGAAAGTACGATTGCAGAAACTGTTTACGATGTCCCGGGAACATTAAGAATTGCTCCTCAATTGGCAAAATTTGTGAAAGAGAATGAAAAGGCCAGTCCTATGGCAATTGCACATGAAATAGAAAAAAAAGGATATGACGCGTCCACTTGGCTGCAATATCTGGCAGATCATTCTAATGAATTAAATATGAGACAAAGACAATCAGAACAAGCAACAACACCCCTGAATACCATCGCGCCTTGGAATGATTGGTGGTTACAATCTTTTTCAGGTATTGAATAGGAGATAATATGCAGCCATATCAATCAGCAACAGAAGAAATAAATCGACAAGGTGAAGAACCACTAAGAGGAGCTCAGAAAGTGGGTGCTTTAGGTGCATCCGCAGCTGCAGGATTTTTAGGAGGAGGTGCTATCAATCGCGTTTTACCATTTCTTAGTCAATACATCCCTGAAGATCTTGTAAAAAAGGGTTTGACAAAAGTAGATCCGAGATATGGAAAATTTATCGATAAAGCATTGGCAGGTGGACAAACGATTGAAGAAGCAAAAAACTTTATTGGCGAAAAGATTCAAACGAATGCCAAAGACAATCGAAACATAATCCAACAATATGATCCCGAGCTAGACACATATATTAGCGACTATATTAAAAAAGGTGTTCCACTTTTTGAGGCTGGTAAAAAAGCTTTAGGACATGGGAGATTCAAAAATGCTATCGATAAAATGATTAAAGACCACAAAACTTCGTGGGATTCGATATTGAAAAATGTCTATGGATCCGGTCAAACAGCACAACCTCAACAACCACTGGATCAGTCTACCGGAAATCCCGGACAACTGCCCCAACAAGGATCCCCCCCTGCTAAACAACAGCTCTTGCAAGCGATGCAAGCACTTACACAAAAGCTTAGAACATGAATGATCTGCGAGAAGCTATAGCCACCGTCCTCGAATTGGCAGGCCAGATGATAGACGAATTGGACGATCAAGCTATGGAAGCCCTTGCAGAACTTATAAATGCTGCCAGTGAGCGTTTAACGCAGATGGAGCAAGAACTAGAGGGGCCAATTGGTGGGCCAACAACATCAGATCTAACGCCAGCGATGCCTTCAAGTAATGTAGAAGGCTTTGCTTATGATGATAAGACAGGACGAATGCTAGTAAGATTTTTAGGAAAACATCCCGATCGTGAAGGTCCAATTTACGCCTATTCAGGAATTCCTAAGAACATATTTGACATATTCCAGAAGGGAGGCATCCCGGCAAAGACTAATGGTAGGAATAAATGGGGATCATGGTGGCAGGGCAAATATCCATCGATTGGAGCTGCTATGTACCACCTAATCAGGGCAGGTGGTTATCCCTACCAAAGACTGACGTAGGAAATATTTGTATTTCCTAGTGATTAAATAAATTGTTTGATAATGTTTCGATAGATCAAAAAGGAGAATATTATGACAGCAGCTCTAGGAAATACCGCAGGGGGAACACCTTTTGCAACGGGTGTGGATGCGTTTGTATACCCTCAATTCATCGGTTACGCTCAACGTGCCCCTACAACACAAGATATTTATAATCCAGGCACAAGATGGCAAAATAATGCAGTCAATCCTGCAATTATATACGAAACCACGGGTGCAGGTATTTGGAATCCAGCAGGTGGGGCATTAGCCACCACAACTACGGCAGGAACTGTTTTCCTAGCCACCCTTGCGCAAACTGAATCCGGTGGCGCACCAAGTGCGGACTACGTTTCTTCGGCTAACGATGTAGCGACTGCTTTGGCTGCAATTGTTGTCGGTGCTGGAGTTCCTGCTACTGTAGCACAACAAGGGTATGTTTTCCTTGCAACGAATGCTGAATCAATTGCTGCGGTTCCATTAACTACAAACTTTGCAATCAATCCGGGCACTTTGCAATTTGCCCTTGCTAATGGTCTTCCGATTGGGGGTACATCTCCTGCCGCAGGTGCATTCACTACACTTTCAGCATCCGGAGCCTCAACGTTTACCTCAGGAACATTTAGCACAACATTAGGTGTAACAGGCGCTTCCACCATTGCAGCTCTTAGTGCTACATCAGGTCTATTTTCTACAACTCTCGGAGTAACAGGAACGACAACATTAGCTGCTGTAAATGCAACTGCGGGTACATTTAGCACAACATTAGGTGTAACAGGTGCATCCACATTCAGTTCAGGAACATTTAGTACAACCTTGGGTGTGACAGGAGCTTCTACATTCAGTTCGGGTACATTTAGCACAACCCTAGGAGTAACTGGGGCATCTACATTTACCTCAGGATCATTTAGCACTACTCTTGGAGTAACCGGAACTTCCACATTGGGAGCTTTGACACAAGTAGGAATTACTCTAATTAATACTACAGGAGCAGCAGCAACTACAATCGCAGGGTTAGCAGGAACAGGCACGTTGGCACTAGGAAACGCCTCTGGAAATACAATCTTGACAGGAGGCCTTACAACAGCCACAGCCGCAGCGATTATAACCATAGGCACTGCTGCACAGACAGGAACGATTACTTTAGGATCAAGCACAGCGGCAAATAGTGTCCTTATTCAAAACGGTGTTCCAGCAGGCGCTCAAATCACTAGTATTGCAAATGGTGCGTCATCCGGCGTAGCAGGAACTGCAGTTGTTAACATTTTGTCTGGTGCTACTCCAGGGGCAACTCAGTCACTTAATATTATGAATGGTGTAGCTTCAGGAAACTTTGCACAAACCATAAATATTATGGGTGGGGCAAATGCTAGCAATACAGCAACCTTTGAAGTTCTTAATGGAACTTTAGCAGCAGGATCAACAGGTCTTGTTGACTTTTTTTCTGGCACTATTTCTGGTGGAACTCATACTTATAACCTATTCAATGGTAATGCTTCAGGTGGCACGCTGGTAGCGAATATATTTGGGTCAGTAGCAGCTACAACGGCTGGGACTATAAATCTAGGAACGGGTGCTGCAGCACATGTCGTAAATATCGGAAGCGCAACATCTGGCTTAATTACAATTGCATCAGGAGCTGGTCTTGCTCTTTCTGTTGTAGCGGGGCAAGCATTTAGCGTAACAGGTGGCACAAGTTCAACTATTGCAATCGGTACGGGCATAACAACTGGATCGGTATCAATTGGAACAGCTATTACATCAGGATCTGTCACCATTGGCCAAGTAAATACAACGTCTGCCGTTAATCTTAGAGCTGGATCAGGTGGCGTAAACGTCACAGGTAACCTTAACTTTGTTACATCAGGCAATAAGATCTTGAGTGCAAACGTTGGTACAGTTGCAGCAGCAGGAGCAAATAGTTTTGGATCAGCCGTTCTTGTTGGCGGAACTGTTACTATCGCAACGACTGCCGTTACTGCAAGTTCATTGATCTATCTGTCACGTCAATCTGTTGGATCAACTGGAGCCGCAGCCTTGGGTATATTGAGTGTTGGTACAATCATCGCAGGTACTTCCTTTGTGATAAATTCATGGTTGACAGCAAACGCGACATCCCTTGCAACGACAGATGTTTCAGTCATTAGTTATATGATCGTAAACTAAGATAGAAAATATTTAGGTTGGTTGTTAATATGTATTTTTTAACAATCAACCCATAGGAAAAAAATGTTGAAAAATATTACTCAATTCAAGTCTGTCATTAACGGTATTGAAACACTTTTTCATTTTGATCAAAACTGTTCTATTGCTACAGCAAAAGAGGCATTGCTAGAATGTCTGAAATGGATCGGTCAAGTTGAAGATAATGGAAAAGCTCAACTTGAAGCCCAAGCAGCAGCAGCAAAGGCTGCAGAAGAATCTAAAGTGGAACCTATAGAGGCTCCGAAGGCGGAATAGTGTCTGATTATATTTTATATCAACAAATGCTTCCTGCAGCAGAGTTGATTACAGCTATGACGGGAAGCAACATTTCAATAGGAACGTTGCTACAAACACCAGTAAAGTTGATATTGGACAATCAAAGCACAACTCCGGTTGTGCTTTCTATCGCTTTGGGTGGTAGCGACACACAAGTTTCGTGGAAAACTTTTTCTGGTGGTGAGGCTCTTGTATTAGATGATGATCTTTATACATTCCCAAAGGGCACAACATTTTATGGCAATGGTGCAGCCAATGGTAGTTTTTCAATCGCATATACTTACATTCAATATCCGGGTATCACATGAGCCAAATTATAAAGAATCGCGCGACTGGCCCAGTCCCTCCAGATGTTCCGACATCATTCTTACTCGATGACGGTAATAGCGCAGTTCCGGCGGCCAATGTAATCCAAGTACATGGTGTTGGCTCTGCAACATCTCTTGGTGCATCTAATGAAATTGTTATCACTGTTGTCAATGATGGGTTTGTATGGTCCGAGAAAAGCGCAAACTTCAATGCCGCTGTCCAGAATGGTTATTTCTGCAATGCGTTGCTTACAGCCACCCTCCCGGCTTCTGGTACTCTTATTATAGGCAATTCCATCATATTCTTCGTCGATACAACCTCTGTTGTGACCATTCAGGCCGGCACGGGTGAAATGATCCAGATAGGCTCCGCTATCTCGGGTCCTGGTGGTATTGCCACAAGCCCTAGTGGTATCTCAGGGGCTACCCTCGAATTAGTTTTTAAACCTACAGACCTTACGTGGCATACTATTTCGTCACTTGGTGTCTGGACCGTCACATAAGGGTTTTTTATGCCTACACCAGCCAATGACCTGAACATCACACAAGCAGGTTACGTCGTATTTGACGGAACAGCCACTTTTACGGGACGTACGTTCCAAGCAGGTACAGGGGTCGCTTTGACGAATGCCTCTGGCGTTGCTGGAAATACCACAATTTCAGCGACAGGCGGCGGTTTCACTTGGGTTGACGTAACAACAGCCACGCAAACATTGGCAGCTCAAACGGGATATGTCACTGACCATAGTACGACTGTTGTTTATACGCTTCCTGCCTCTGGCACACTTGGCGATGTCATTAAGATCGTCGGTAAGCTCGGCCTTGCAACAATCACTCCTAATGCCAACCAGCAGATTTGCATCGGTCAAACATCAGGTTCCGTTGGAGTCACTGGCACAGCGGTTTCAAACAACGTTGGAGACTGCATCGAACTAGTATGTATCACCGCAGGTGCGAGTAGTGTCTGGAGGTCGGATTCAGTTGTCGGAACATGGACATTGACATAAGGTAGATAATGGCAACAAATACAAACGCAACAAACTATTTCTCACCTGCAAGGTGGGTTGTAAGTAAGAATTTAGGAGAAGGCACTCATACTACTATTGGAAGCGCCATTACCTCTGCTAGTGCAGGTGATACGATTGTCATCATGCCTGCAACTGCATATTCCGAGAATCTGACTCTGACGGCAGGGATTAATTTAGTAGCTTTCCCATCTGATTCATCTCTCAATAATACTGGTAATGTTCAAATCACGGGTAAACTTACTTTTACAGGCGCAGGCACTGTTTCAATTTCGGGTATTCAGCTAAATACGAATAGCGACTTTTTCCTTGTGGTGTCAGGCACAAACGCATCTATTGTTAACCTAAATAATTGTTTTCTTAACTGCCTAAACAATACTGGAATTTCCTTTGCAGCCACAAACACATCTGCGAAATTAAATATTTCATTTTGTTTTGGAAATTTAGGTACAACGGGCATCGGACTTTTTAGCGGAGCTTCAACGGGTACACTAGCAATTTATCAAAGTAATATGACCAATTCTGGTGCTTCTACCACTGCAACAACTATGTCAGCAGGTTCATGGCAAATATATAATTCAACGTTTAATTTTCCTTTTTCGACAACTTCTACAGCTAATATGTCAGTAAGCAATAGTTTAATTGATTGCAGTGCTATTAATGCCACAGCTTTATTGGTTAACGGCTCGGGGAACGGAACTGCTTTTAGTGCATATTTAGCCAGCGGAACAGCATCAGGTGTTAGTGTTGGTACTGGTGTCACGTTTAATATGCAACTTTGTAACATAATTAGCTCTAACACGAATGCATGGACGGGCGCAGGAACTCTTAATACTTTTGGTAATGTTTTTGGTGGATCATCTCATTTAAGCAATGTGACAACGCAAACAGGTGGTGCAGCTTCTGGACTAACTCAAGGTACAGCCCCATCTGCTGGCATGATTGGTGAGCAAATCAAGGCAACTCTTGGAAATGCTTCAGCAACATCATTAACAACTAATACACCTAAAACTATAACCAGTGTTTCTTTAACTCCAGGTATATGGAATGTAAGTGCCTTGGGGACATTGGTAAGTACAGGAACAACAAGTTTTACAAATCAAGTCGTAGGTGTTTCAACATCAAATAATACTTTAGGACCAACTCCTAGTGATGATTCTGCTTTTGCAAATTATAATCCTCCTGCAGTTGGAGTACAAACATCTCTAACGGTTCCAAGTTATCGCATAACATTATCTGCCACTACAAACGTTTACCTTGTAATGCAAGCGGTTTTCACTGTATCAACTTGTACGGCTTATGGCACTATCACGGCAACCAGAGTGGGTTAATGATTTATATTTTTGCTTTTCTTCTTTTCGTTTCTTCGAGTTTATCAGCATATACAGTGGGAATCATTGGGGATAGCATAAGTATGCCATCTCCTGTTTCAAAAGAAGAGGGATGGCCTTATCTTCTTGAAAAACGATATAATTGGCATGTTATTAATTGTTCTGTCGGTGCATCAACTACCGATAGCCTTATGACTCGTTTGGTTGACTTACATGATGGTCATGCGCCTGATATGGTTATAATCACACTAGGTATATGTGACGCTCTCTATGGGTATCCAATGGATCGCACACGACAAAATTTACAAAAAGCTATTTCTTACTGCATTAAAAATAATATTCAAGTTTTGATGGGAATAGTCGATATTTCGTATTTAGGATGGCATTGTGAAGATTATGGTATCGAGTATAGCAAGAACTTCAGACAAGTATATTACACTCTTAAAACATCCTTCAAGGGCAAATTAAAGCTTTTCCCATTTATGACTTATGATATCGAATCAAATTACTGTTTCGAAGATCATTTTCATCCTAATGCGTCTGGTCATGCGATCATTGCAGAAGAGATTTCCAAAATGGAAAGTATTTGGATATCGAAATAACTTTCTAATAACATCCTGTGCAATGATCTAATTCATGGTCATACAGCAATCCACAATGTGGACAAGTTTTTAACATCTTTAACTTCATAGAGCCTCGTTGTAAAAATATTTTGATAAAGAGATACCGCAAAAATAACGCTTACGAACATGATTGGTAAAAGAAACCATATTAAACAACAACAACAAAAGGCCATTTATGAAATTTCTAGTAGTACCCATCATGTTCTTGACAGCGTGCAGCAGCCTTCCACAGCTATACCAAGCGGCAGAAGACATTGCCGACGACGATGCAATTAAGGTGCAAGTGTCCCGTGAAGCTATTAGCAAGCAGACTGACGTAAGTGTATCGATCGATGTAAAAAATAATTCGACAACTACGACAAAATGAATTGTGTAAAATATTTATTTTCTTTAGATTGAAGAAAATGTTTTCACAAAGAGGGAAATATGCCCCTAGTTAAAGGCAAAGCAGCTAAAAGTAAAAAGGGCTTCTCAGAGAATGTCAGGCGTGAAGTTCATGCCGGGAAGCCAGTTAAACAAAGTGTCGCAATTGCGTATAGCGAAGCTAAAGAAAAAAAACAAAAAAAGGAAAATAAAATGGCTAAGAAAATGGAAATGTCCTGCAAAGGCGCAAAAATGGCTCCCGGCATGAAAAAGAAAGAAGTTAAGAAAGGCAAAAAAAAGTAATGCACAAGAAGATCATGTCCAAGGCATCTAAGGCACTTGCTAAAGATGCTAAGCATTATGAGAAGGATGCGAAACATGCCAAACCTGTAAAGAAAAAGCATGATCGCATCGAGGAGAAAGAGGCTAAAAAGGGAGCTAAGGTTATGAAAAAGCTCGCCAAAAAAGCCCACGAGTTCTAAATTAATGTTGCATAGTAAACTCCTGCATTTTTCATTTGTTATGGTGAGAGGGATGGCATATCATCCCTCTCTTTTTTATTCATGCCAACCCCTATTATAGCTGGCCGTAGAATAAGTCTCGCATTTACCTGTTATCTTATTACATCTTTTCCCATATTCAGGAAATTCATACTTTGGATAAGAGCAATACATTAAAAGCCATGCAAACACAAAAACGATCAGACACTTGTAAAAGAAATCAACCATTTATTCCTCCGGCCATTCGGGTATTCTACACCAATGAGTCACGCAATCAAGATTAGTACATGCCCATAAATTTCCATCTTTGGGATAAGTGATACGATCTAAACCTACACCACCTTTTCCAAAGGTCACTACAAATTCATTCTCAGGGGGCAATTCATTAGAAGATTTAATCCACTCCATCATTCCTCCGGTTATTTAATTGCATTTTTAGTCAACATTTCAAAATGTTTGTCGCATGTTGTAAAACTACAATGAATGAGATTCACATTCATATCTTCAGTAAAATTCATTGCACAAAACATGCAAAAGTCAGTGCAAGTAACGTTTATGAACGTCGGCCAACTTATATTGTAATTTTTTAATTCATCACATTCCATCATTCCTCCGGGGGTTTGGGTAATGGCATCCAATGAGTAATTTTGGAATTTTCCTTATTGTCTTCTAAAAAATAATCAGGTTTTATAAAAAAACCAACTTCTGCATAACCACAATCTTTTTTATCAATAAATTTAGGAATCCAAACAAGATAACTATAACATTCTTTTTTTGGCATTTCCTCGCAACATTTAATCCATTCCATCATTCCTCCGGCATTCTAGGTAGTGGCATCCATGCAATAACTTTACCGAAAAATCTATCACATCTAAACGATGGTGGATATCCATCACTCCATACACACAATCTATCAATAGCCATGTACTTCTCATCTTCAGGATAAGTATTTAGCCCATATTCTGTAGATCGTCCATGACTAACACAACAAGTCAAAACATCAATGAATTCTTCAGGCAATTTTTCTGATACATCAATCCAATTCATCCTAGCGATTATTTTAGCAGTTTTATCTTCATGACCAAAATCTTCAAGTCTTATTAAAATGCAATCATCGCTATCTATATCAAGTCCGGGAAAACTCACTTTCATTTTCCAATTCCTTTGTTTTTCCAATTCCAGTAACCATAAATATGGAAGCCTAGACTAATTAAACAGCCTCCAGTTTGCACCATTAGGCCCATAGACGCGTTTCTATACATCCAGTAGACCAAACACAAGGACCAAAGGATAAAACATATCCTTTGGCCTCTAATATTAAACCACCGCGCCGTCTTTCCAAGAACGGTAAAGATCAAGTCGGTGAACTCACCCACTATGAATTGATCCTCCAGCTATTTATTCCCGGTTTCCTATATTTTTCCAAATCTATATTTTTAAGTTCTGGAATCTTTGAGTAATCCACATTGCCCTTTCTGTTCACCTTGCAAAGTGATATACCTCCCCCCTTCGTGTTTGATTCGCCACTTAAGAATATAAGCTGCTTCCGTAGCTCTTCCTCGTCTTTCTCTAGCGTTTTTATTCTCTCTGTAAGGGTTTTCCATTTCGAAGCACATTCTTGCCATAGTGAGTCATTCCTTTCGATGTAGTCGTTTTCTGAGGGTTCTGGTGCTATTTTAGATTGCATGCATTCGTAGAATTTGAATTCCTCGGCTACCATCTTTTCGATGTATTCATTATCGCGGTTTACTTTTACAATTACACCATCCATACCATCAAAGCTGTAGTAATATGCCATACAGGTGCCGGCTATCCACATTTGATGTTGAAGTTGTGGGTAATAATGGTCTGGTACTTTCCCTGCGACAGCTAGGGCATGGTCTTTTTCACCCGGGCACTTAATCTCAAGGATGGCGCCAGAATCCCTATCACGGCCGTCTAATGAGGCCATGGCCCAGTCGCGAACTATAACCTCTGGCTCCATGTTCCATCCAGTCCGCAGGTTAAAAAGATCCCGAGCTATAGGCTCAAGATCGTTCCCTCGTTGCATCGCATCGTTCATGTAAAGCGGCTTGACATCGTCCCCGGTCTTCTCATGGTACAGTTGCAGTTTTGTCTTCCATGGTGAGACGCCCATGATTATGGAAGCGTCAGTTGCAGTTATCTTTGTTTTACGCAGGGCCAGCCATTCGGCTGTCCCCTGAACGTATTCCGGATTAATTTCGAATGCTAATGAATTCATTTTTTAGCTCCTTTTTTCACAAGGTTTAAACAGGCTTCGAAAAGATCTGGAAGGTATGGCGCTACCTCTATGCGAACAGCAGATTTCTGTTCAATTAGAGGAAGAGGTCTATTAATACAAGGATTGGTATTCATGTCTAAAAATCTGATTCTTAATCCTTCAAATCTTAAGGATTGGGTGGGAGAAATCTCTACTTCAAATTCACCAATACCCGAATCTTTTAGCATCTTTTCCAATTTTTTAATGTCCTCGGATATTTTATCCAACCGCATGTGATAAGATTCGATATTTTCTTTAAATTCAGATTCTAAAGTATTCAATTTGTTATCGTGAAACATGGTGCAGTCTCCTTTCTAGGTATTCAATCTTTTCATAAAGTTCTAATATTTTGCTTGCCATTGCCCCGAGGATTAACTCCTCGGGGTGCTTTACCATTTCGGTATATTCAGAGCACTTGTCCTCAAACTGGCTGATGACAAATAATTGTGCTGGGTTGTATTGCATTATTTTACCTCGGCCATCAAAAGTTCTGGGGACTTACTTTCTGCCGTCTGTCGGGAGTAATTGTCTTCCATTTGCTTAAGAGCTGCATCTTTCATGCGTTGGTAAATATCAGCCGGCAAGTCCGATAGATTGTCAGTTTTGTAGGTCTTTAGAATATAGTTGTAAACCCAAGATTTATATTTATCGTCGCAATCACCCAGAATCATGGCAAGCTCTGAAGCCTGCTCTAAGGTGATCTTAGGAGTCACATCAACGGGATCGGCTTGTTGCATTTCCTCTTTTGTGTAGACTCCTGACATTTCAGCCGGGAACGCCTTTCTTAGAGCTTGTGCTTCTGCACACTTTGCCAGCATCGTCCTAGGCATGTTAGCCCACATTCCCATCGGCCTTTTCTCGCCGTTGCTTTTATCGGTATATGTCTGGACAAATTCGTCCGCATATGCGCTTGCCGATACTGTATGCCAAGTGCCATCCCGGGTCTGTTTCTTAATATAGGCCGACGCGGACAATAGATTTCCCTGTGTATCTTGTGTATAAGTTGGCTCTGGCCCCGGGGCATAGCAACCTGTACGTTCAGCAATGAGGCGGTAGCCGTCAATGCCGGTTTGTATAGTCATTGTCTCGCCCCATGTGCCATCGGGCTTTTTCGCTTTACGCTTTACTGCGTATATCTGTCTCATAAAAGGATCGAGTTGAGTCTTTTGACAAGCCATCAAAAAGATCTCGAATTCCTCGTTGCTTACGCCCTTGCAGATCGAATTTTTAAGGATTTCGATTTGCTTATTTGTAAAACTTTGCGCTGGAATGTTGTGTGATTCGTCAATCGTAGCTAGTGCCTGAACCTTATTCATAGTGTCTCCTGTGTGTTAAATTCGTTATTTAAATATAAATCGGATTGAATAAAACCACCGACACCAGTAAGATTGCTGGCGCAGCGACTCGATTCATTTTGTCTTGGCGGACGTTTTACTCTTGACGCTGCGTCTTTCAAGATTCTCATATTACCTTTTCTTCGTTTTTCAAAGTCATTATTTTTAGTTTCTGACCTTTGCCGGGACCAAACCCACGTCCAAAAAGGCAGTGGCACATATCACACATGCTGGCCCAAGGACCCATTTGTGTTTTGCCGTCTACCGTGGCATCTAGTGTCTGGCATATGTCGCATTTTGTAGCGATGTATTCTAGTTTCATGGTTTTCTCCTTAAGCGTATGTTTGTTGTTATCCAACCTGCGATTGCACCCATTGCAAACGGCAGTAATATATAAGTGGCAAACCATTTCATTTAGTTTTCCTCCCGAATTTCATATTGAGTATTACGGTAATCTTCTTCAATTTTAGCCCACTCTTTTTTGCAGTGATCTATTAAACCTTCGGCTTCGTCAATAGTATCGCAAGCATCGCCACCGACATATTCCCACGGCAACCAATTGCCCCATTCATTTTTATTTCTTACATACACATAATATTTAGTCATTTTGACTCCTGTTAGGTTGGGGGCTTGCGCCCCCGTGTTTTGGTTATGGTTATCTAGGCTTACCGCTACAACCTGCTGCTTTGGTGGGCAGTCACCAGGGAGACATGTTTGCTTTGATACTCCCTAATATAACAGATGCAACATTAAAGATAAAGCGAAATGTGCAAAACATGCAAAATAAAGCAGACTTTACAAAAATTTACCCTTCCTCTATAATGGATTCAAACCACATAGGAGGTATTATGAGACTAAAGGTATATTTGGCGATTAAGGATTTGAGCATTACTGACTTCAGTAAACAGCTGGGGTGCAACCGTAATTATATGTCATTGATCATGCATGGCCGTAAAAAACCGGGCAAGAGATTGGCAAAAGATATTATGGCATTTACTCAAGGGGAAGTGGACGTTTTAGAAGAACCTCAAAAGATTGTCCAATAAAAATAACTGTTCCCAAAAATAAAAGGTATAGCTATCATCCCTATTGTCAAGTAAATATTTTATTAAAAATATCTTATTGAAATAAGGGTATTTTAGGACGACAAGATGATGATCCGCCAAGACTTTGAGGCGCGAGAAACATTGCCCCCGAAAATGTTTCTGATGCAAATACTAGATAAGCTCCCTAAAACGTACTGTTTTCTTTGGGAAAAAAAAGACGATCTTAACCGGGTGATAATCACTTGGAAAGATCTAACAAAATACTACAACAAAAATGCTTTCAGAACAGCTTTGCGGAAGCTATGTAATGAAGGCTTGTTGAACTACAGCGAGAACGATGAACAGGTCATTATTGATATGACGGGTTGGGATGATATCGCTGAATAAAATAAGGCCACACCTTTCGATGTGGCCTTAATTGGTCCCTTTTGCTCGTACAAAAGGATAGACAGAACAAACTTATCATGCAGTCGCATGATCGCAAAAAAGGCGATTTTCTGTCTATCCTTTTGTTATAAAAATAAACACTTAACAAAGGATAGAGAAAATCATGGTAGAAATATCCAGAAAATTTATCGGTATTTGGATCCCAAAAGAAATTTGGCTCGACAAGCGTTTGACGTATTTTGAGCGTTGTTTATTGGCAGAAATACATTCGCTATGTGGCGATGATGGTTGCTATGCATCAAATGAATATCTATGCGAATTCTTTAACGAAAGGGAAAGGAAAATACAAGAAGGTATTTCCAAGTTAAAAGAGCTAGGATTCATTTATGTAGAATCCTTTGATGGTAGAACACGTGTTTTAAAATCAAACCTTTCTCCAAAAAATGACAAATCATTATTTAGCACCTCTGAGGTGCTGAAATCCGCACCCCAGACCTGTCGAAATCCGCACCCCTCTCATTATATAGAGAGTAAAGAAGATATAAAAGAACAGCAACAGCAAAGTGCTGCTGCTGCTTTTTCAAATCCATCAAAAAAAGAAACTCTTCCAAGAATTTACGGATGTCTTCAAAATGTAGACATCCCGGATTCTGACAAGATCGAGATCACGCAGCGTTATGACGCGGATACCGTTAAAAACGCAATAGAGTGGGCTACAAACCCACAAACCAAGATAAACAAGGGGTTATCGCCTGCGATCAAATGGGCTTGCCAGAACAAGCCGGAAGTACCAAAAAACGAAATCGACCTAGTGGCCTCCAATAAAGCCTATGCCAAGCAGTACGACGGAATGAAATCTAGCACAGGAACAGTTACAGTGCTAAACGCATGCGTCGAGATTGACTACGGAACCCCATACAAAACGCCATTGGCAATCGTTTACACAGAGATAACTTTCAAAGAAATATTGCATAAAGCATTAAAGAGCGTTAATATCAAGCCCCTATGAACAAAATAGTCTGGCAACTACCACTTCGGACCTGCGATGAAACGAACGCATATGAGCATAGGGCCGTTAAAACGCGAAGGCATAGGCAGCAGCAGTTCTTCATACGCCAGCTCTTCCTGCACGAATCTAGGCCTATAGAATTGCCATGCACCGTTAAGATGGTACGCCTATCCCCGGGCACGATGGATGAGGAAGATAACCTGCGCATGGCATTCAAATGGATCAAAGACGAGATAGGGGCATGCCTATGTCCTAGTAAATCTGTAGTATACGTCACAAAGAAAGGCAAAACCAGAGAGAACAAGGGGCACGCCGACGGCGACAAGCGTATCAAATGGGAGTATGGGCAGGAGAAGGCGCGGACTCTTTCTGTTCGCATTGAGATTTATTGCGAATCTTCCTTAGAGCCTTGCGATATTCCCCATGGATGATGGTTATAACCTTTTCCGGGTCGTCAACTGCCAACTTGTTTAGGTCAATGGCCTGTTTTCGCACGTTCGCACACATCAAAGAGATAACCGTCTTGTCCATAGTCCCATTCAGTCTTTTCGTCATTCAACAACCTTAAAGCATCTTTTAGCTTTTCGTTTTCGATTTTCATTTCGCCATACATCTTTTTGATCTCGCCCATCTCAGCAAAGAGCTTGCGCCGTACTTTGCCGACGCTATCCTCCATAGCAATCAACTGCCTTTGCATAAGGGAGACTTTCAAGTCTGTATAGCATTCATTTTCAACGTTAAATTCTAATTGGATTGCGTTCATATTTCTCCTAAAAAAGAAAAAAATCTCACAGCAGCACAAAAAAAATCAACTAAAATAAAATGTACATATGTTATATAAGGAATTTCTTAACAAGGAAAATCTTATGATCGAGGTTCCTCTAGTATTTTTAATTCTTGGTGGAGTTTTATTTGGGTTTTTGATGGGTTTATGCGCTTTTATGATTGCAATAAATTTTTATGGAGAATATTAAATGATAAACTGGAAATTAGAGACAATTCCTCTCAAAGAGTTGAAAGAGCACCCCAAAAATCCCCGGTACATAACAAAAGAACAAAACGAGCACTTGACCAACCTGATTGCTAAGTTTGGGTTAATTGAGAAGCCGATCATAAATCTCGACCGCACAATCATCGGGGGCCACCAGCGCATCAAAATCCTTAAGAAAATGAAAGTAAAAGAAGTTGAATGCTGGGTCCCGGACCAACAGATCTCCGAGGCCGACATAGACCACCTATGCATAGGCTTAAATCTCAATCAAGGCGCTTGGGACGACGACATCCTAGCAAACCAGTGGGATCCGCTAGACTTGCTTAAATGGGGCTTCACAGAGCAACAGCTACTTGGGGCTGATGCGGACGCAAAAACGATTTTAGGGGATGACGAAGATGATTCAGAGGTCCTCGAACCTTGCAAAGACGAAGATGCAATAACCAAACTAGGAGATCTCTATGAACTCGGCGATCATTTACTTATATGTGGCGATAGCACTAATCCTGATGATGTGGCTCGTGTATTGGATGGCAAAGAAGTTATCCTAATGGTGACGGATCCGCCCTATGGTGTGGAATATGATCCGGCATGGAGAAAAGATATTAAAGGAAAAAAAGGTGTTGCTTGTAGAGCTACAGGAAAAGTGCAAAATGATGGCCAAGTTAATTGGGCTTTAGCTTGGTCTTTATTTAAAGGGTCAGTTGCTTATGTTTGGCATGCCGGAAAATACTGTTCCGAGGTACAGAAAAGCCTTGAGGAAGCAGAATTTGAAATCGTTTCACAGATTATTTGGGTAAAGCAACATTTTGCCCTTTCCCGAGGCGATTACCATTGGCATCACGAGCCGTGTTGGTACGCCATCAGAAAAGGCCATCAACACAATTGGCAGGGATCTCGAAAAGAAAGCACTGTTTGGGAAATATCTAATCTTAATGCCTTTGGTGGCAAGTCTTCCGAAGGAGACGAAAGGACATCGCATAGCACACAAAAACCGATTATGTGCATGGCAAAGCCTATTACAAACAACTCAAAAGAAGGGGATTACGTCTATGATCCATTCTTAGGCTCCGGCACCACTTTAATCGCTGCTGAGAAACTCGGACGTAAATGTCTTGGCATAGAATTGTCGCCTGCATATTGTGATGTGATCGTAAATAGATGGATTAATTACAGAAAAAAACAGAATATGAGTTGCGAATATAAGCGCAATGATCTTATAATGAATGACTTAACAAAGGATTAGAAAATGAAAATAACCGCACAAGAAAAAAAGGATACAGCTAAAATGAATCTGAAACAGAAAACTGATTATTTCAGAAAAAAATCAGAAGTAGAGGTTAAAGAAAAACAAAAAAAAGAAACAGAAAAAAATATTGCAAGACATGAAAAAGCGTCTAAATCATTTAAAAAATTTATAAAAAACTAAGTAATGCAAACCACAACTCATTTCCCACCACTACCAATACTCATGCAATATGATAGCAACCTGCTTTCAGCCCCTATATTCAGCTTTGATGCGGATTATTTTCGCAAAATAGCGGAATGGATAGAAAAAAAGGTACATTCCGCTGAATATCGAAAATTCCCAAATACAATACAAAAACTAAAACAGCAGCAACAGCAATTCATGGAGCTTTATGAGCGCGCCAAGACAAAAGAAGGGGAAAATAAAAACAAAACGAACATCAAAGCTAATGCGCCATTCTACCGACCTCGACTTGCTAATATCAATGATCAACGTTCATTTGAAAAACTTAATGACCGAAGACGTATTTCTAAACCCTGTGGGTAAAACAATTCGATTCAAAAGATTTGAGAGGTTTGGCGATGGATGAATGCGAATATTGCAAAAAGCCACATAACTTCGTCAAGGAAGCCTCTGGATGGTGTGGCACATGCGATAGAAAGTGGATGTGCTATGACTGCTGCTTCTCACATG